CGGAGTCGTCCTCCAGATAGATCGATCGCCCGGTAACGTATTCGCCGTCTGGGACGTGAGCTGTTGCATCCCAAGCATCGCTAAATCCGGCAGCAGCCGCAGCTCCTTTGACCGTCGCCACCATGTTACGAACTGTCGAGTGCGTTATTCCGAGAATCTGAGCAGCTTTGCGAGAATTACGATCACATCCTTCCCAGGCTTTGGTGACTTCTCTCTGTCGCTCAGTTTTCGCGTAATCTTCGAGCTTTGCCACTTACTTCTCCCGCGCGACGTTTCTCGATTTTTCGTAGCTTCGCATACCACCAAGCCCGAGCATCCCAAAAAGCACCGGCATCATTGTTTCCATGTCGATCAGATCAAGTTCTAGTTCTAGCCCGCCGAATTCTAGCCCCAGATTGATAAACGGAATCAAGATAAAATTTAATAACATCGCTAGCGCGCACACCCAGCCAACAGCAGGACGCCAGCCTGCGACAAACATACTCGGATGCTGTGCTTCCGTTTTGTTGATTTCCATCTGCAACATGACCTGCTCTTGCGCTTGCTTGTCAGCCATAGTTGCAATTTCATGCGCTAGTGCAGCCTTTTGATCTTTGTCTTCTACGAATTTGTCGAGCAGACCAGTTATCGGCGCGACTAAGCTCTGAGCCAGTTGCAGAATCACTAAACTACTCTCACTTTATAATTACCCGCATCAACCGCTGTAATTCGTACTTTGTTACTCGCTGGAAAATCGAAGTTATAATCTGTGCCGAGTATTGCACCTTGATTCAAAATATTGGCATCGTAGTTAATAGCCGTGCCTGAGTAGGTCGGGATGGTAGAGCCAGATGCGTAGTACAGGATAGCAGCAAAGTCTAAGCTGTCACCGAGCGTGATTTGATTCGCATCAGTAATTGCGTTAAGTGTCGCACTGTCCATTTGGTTAATGTAACCGGATGCAAAATACTGGAAAACAGTATCATTTCCGCTATCTATCGTATAAATGTTTTGATGGTTATTAGCAAAGGTAACATCTCTGGGAGTGCCGCCCTGTCCACTAATGTCTAAAGATTCTCCATCACTTGATGCTGTAGATATGTCATAAGCAGTAGATAGGCTGACCGCGTGAATCTTATCCGATGTCTCTCCTACCACATATATTTTTGTTCCGTCAGAATTAAATTCAATTCCTGTTGGGCTGGTATCTAAAGAAGAAACGCTAAAACTTTTTGACGCATAAGAAGCGGTCGCAACATCAAAGCCAGTGGATAGAGTATATTGATATATAGTATCGTTCTGCGAACCCACGATATACATTGCCGTTCCATCTGCGTTAAAAATTAATCCACATGGATAAAGTTCTTGTGAAGAAACGGTAAAAGATTTAGACGCATAACTAGCGGTTGATAAATCATAAGCAGTGGTTAGGGTGTATTGGAACGCTCTAGCAGGAGCGTTGGTTCCACAAATGTATAACGAAGTTCCGTCATTGTTAAAAACTATTGATCGAGGAGCGTCTGATTGACTCGCCACGCTAAGATTGACCGAATCATACGATGCAGTCGATACATCTGCCGCAGTAGATAAACTGTATTGATATATCGAGTCAGTGCCCTCTCCTATGACGTACATTTTTGTTGCATCACTATTGAATGTTATTCCTGTCGGCGTTGTTTCTTGACTGGCTACAGAAAAACTTTTTGATTGATACGACCACCCAGTAATTGGTGCTGTTCCACCAGTAGCACCTTCCATCGCCTCGCGCAGAGCAGCGACTTCTGTATTGGTAGTCGCATTTACCCAAGTTTCTGAAGTGTATGTACCGTTGGAGTTGTACTGCCATGTCCCTGCGTTGTCCCTCACAATATCTCTAGCGCCGTCTGTGTTGTCTAAGATAGACCACGAGTCACGAGCGTCATTAGATACTGCGTAGAACACGTTTCCGTCACCGATAGCGTTGGTCGCTGTCAGTGAGTTGATGTCAGTCCAGTATGTCGAGTCTATGTTGCCGCTTATACAGGGCTGGTAACCTGTTGGGGCTGTAGCCCCTGCGCCTGTTGAATATTCATAAACAGTATCGCTGCCTGTGTCGACTATAAACATCTTGGTTCCGTCTGTATTAAAAGCTATTGAGCCCGGACTACCTGCTTGAGCTGTTACCGAAAAACTAACATTATCATATGATATAGTTGAAAGATCGTATGCTGTAGATAGCGAGTATTGATACACAAAATCGTATTCACTGCCGACCATAAACAGTTTAGTACCATTGGAATTAAATCTTAATCCTTCGGGGTATGGGTCTTGGCTTGTTACAGAAAAAGAAGAACTAAAAGACGATGTAGAAACATCAAAGCCCGTGGTCAATGTGTATTCATGGATGGAATCACTATCGTCACCAGAAACAAACATTTTGGTTCCGTCAGGATTGAAGGTCAGCCCTAATGGGTTGCTTTCTTTGCTGGATACGCTGAAAGAATCTACAAATGAAGCTGTTGATATATTAAAGCCAGTTGATAATGTGTATTCGTTGATGTCAGCACCCGCATCCCCGACAATAAACATCTTAGTTCCGTCTGTGTTGAAATATACTTCTCTTGGAACTGTATCTTGTCCTGCTACAGAAAAATTTTGAGAATAACTGGCCGTAGAAACATCAAAGCCAGTTGAAAGCGTATATTCGTTTACATCATCTCCAGAATGTCCGCAAATAAACATTTTGGTGCCGTCTGTGTTAAAAGCTAAACCTGTTGGCGATGATTCTTGAGCACTTACGTCAAAATTAACAGAGCTGTAGCTAGCATCGGCTATGTTATAAACGTCGAAATGATTACTAACCTCTAACACGTCAGCCGTAGCATCGTAGACCACAGCAGTCATAGACCACTCGCCAGAGGCGGCAGTGTCAGTTGTAGTAGGTGCTGTGGTTTCAGAGTATGAGCCGTCTGTAGCTATTAAGACTAACGCGCCATCGTTGATGTTAATGGTCTTGCCTACGTCTGTGGAGGCGAATGAGCCTGTACCGAGTTCTAAGAAATTATTTGTGCCTACTGTGTACTCATAAACATTGTCAGTGTCTGAGCAAGAAATAAACATTTTACTTCCGTCCGTATTAAATGCTATCCCGTTCGCGCCCGGAGCTTGAGAAGCTACAGAAAAACTATCAACAAAACTAGCAGTTGATACATCAAAGCCAGTTGATAAAGTATATTCACCAACATCTCGTCCAGTATTGCCACAAATAAACATTTTAGTGCCGTCAGTATTAAATGCTATTCCGAACGGCTGTGTCTCTTCAGAAGATACATCAAAGTTCTGAGAAAAAGACGCAGTAGAAACATCAAAGCCAGTTGATAAATCGTATTCGTTTACCTCATCACCAGCACCGCCAACGATAAACATTTTCGTTCCGTCAGTGTTAAACGTCAGACCTTCAACCTCTGATTCTTGTGACGATACTGAAAAACTGTCCACAAAAGATGATGTAGATACGTCATATCCAGTTGAAAGCGTGTACTCATATATTGCATTTCCTGACCGTCCTGCAATAAACATTTTAGTTCCGTCTGCATTAAATGATATATCTTTCGGCTCAGTATCTTGTGATGACAGTGAAAAATTTTGAGAATAACTAGCAGTCGAAACATCAAAGCCAGTTGTTAGCGTATATTCATTTACATCATCTCCATCACGACCGACAATAAACATCTTGGTTCCGTCAGTGTTAAAATCAACTCCATGTATTTGGGCTTCTTGTGATGCTACAGAAAAACTCTGAGAATAGGCGGAATTTAAAATATCAAAGCCAACTGTTTCAAAACTCAAAGTAGTAGAATACGCTGTATCCTCCAGCGTATAAGAACCTGCCGCAGCGTCCCAGTTATTATTGGTCACGCCTGTCTGTGGAATCTCTTTAGTGACAGAGACAACTGGCGCGCCCGATGTTATTGCGGCAGATAGAGTTAATGTCGCATTACCATTTACCAAAAATGTTTGACTCAGCGTTGCTTTCGTTGGGTCTGTTTCTATTGCAGCCCACTCAACACCAGTCGCGCCAGTATTTACTAGCAGTGCCTTTCCTGCGTTACCAGTAAGCGATGGAACGCCAGCCGCAGCTTGAGCAGCAGCAGCGTATATTTGAGCATTTGTCTGGGATGTTGCCGCATTCGTTTCCGATGTTTCTGCATTAGTTTCGGCAGTCTCGGCGGCAGTTTGTGCTGCTTGTGCGGCGGTAACATTTGCCGCAATGCCTCCGATGTCTGTATTCATCGCACCGATAGAAGTATTCAGCTCGCCTTGCATAGTAACAAGAGCTGCAAGAAATGCGTCTGCCCTGGTGATAAATGTGGCCGGAGCGTCAGTTCTAGCTGGCGCAGTTGGCAATGTGTTTATAGTTGGTATCGTCATTATACTAGCCCTTCAATTTCAAGTGAGCATCTGGAAGTAGTTGGATTGCTGAGAACTATATCAAATTCTCTATAGTAGCCATACACTATCGAATCTCGGTTGGCCTCTTCCGCCACCCAGACAACGGGAGTCGTGCGGAGATCAGTTAGAGTGCTTCGAGTAACACCAAACGCGGCAGTGTTCAGCACTACATCAACGTCCAGCTTGTTAGCATACGGGCCATCTGTAATTGTAACCCGTCCCTGCGAATCGGTAGCTTTTACTGAATAATCGATAATCGAGTAATTAGCGCCATGTTGCGAGAATCCAAGATCGGCAAATTGTCCGATAATCAGAGCTCCGCATTTAGCTGTCCCGGTATCTGTGAATGTTACAGTGATATCTGCGTTTGCATACGGCGGCAGATCAAGAATCGCCAAACGATCATCTCGCACGATTGGCTCAAAGAAATATGCGTACCAGTCTTGAATACCAGATGGCGAAACCAAAGAAAATGTTTCGTCATAAACCGTACCCTCAACCGAATCAACCACCTCTACCGTTACCGATGCTGTATCAACATTAATCAGTGCCAGGGAGTTGATTACCGTTGGCGATTGTAAAACATACTCCATGCCGCCAGCGTTTTCTGTCTGTTCCTGCACAATCGAATTAAATAGCTTCCAGCGATTCGTGCTGGATACTTCTGCCCAGTTCGTGCCGTCGTCCACCGTGGGATCATTTCCGCCGTTGCTATGAACCGAAGAATATATCTTATGCGTAGCAGTCGCAGCGCCGTTCGCCGTAGTCGTAACCATAACCAGGTCGTCGACGTGATAAGTCGTGCCGCTTAACCACTCCGTCTCGTCTGCCTCCGTTACTGTCGAAGACTGAAATATCGAATCCGTTACCGTTTCCGGTCTGATAATTTTCATTTTATGCCCTCACCGGCGGCAAGCCGTTCTTATCCCATCGATCATTCAATCGATAGAGTTTTCCGGTGTTTCTCGCCACTGCAATCATGACTTCTTCGACGCTCTGACGCAGACCGGAAATCTGATCCGCCATACTATCTGACGATCTAGCTTGCTCTGCCGTCAGAACCCTCTCTCCGGCGTGTAGCTCTGCGACGTAACCGTCAAACGGAACCATGTCTAATCCTTCTCGGTGTGTGCCGTCAAAATTAGCTCTTGCAAGAATTCCTTCCACAGTTCCACTTCCAATAACTTCGGCAATAACGGATGGATCTACGCCGCCCTGATCTCCTACCATAGTTACCCATTGGGTAGCATAGCTATCTAGTTGATCTTGAAGGCTTGCACTTTTAGTTCTGCCATCTTCACTAGCAGTACCCAAGAAAGCACCAACACCCCTTCCCGTTTCTGAACTGCCGACAAATGAAGCAGCATTTAAATTAGGCGTAATACCTTTCGCCATAGCCGCCGCTGTTAATGCGGAATCGAGCGTAGCAAAAGCTTCCACAACACTATCAGCAGTTTCTTGGTCGTATCTTCGATTAAATCCTTGAAATTGCGCTCCAGATGCAAACCTAGGAACAGAAAAACCTCTATCTCCTAATTCTATACTTGGGTCTGTAATCAATCCGGCATTGGCAGACATGGTTCCGCTTTTGTCTAGCAGCTTAGCCGCAGCAGCTATTGCCGCAATTGTCATAGTCACGGGATTAGTAGCTAATGCAATAATTTTGCTCCCAGCCGCAGAAATAGCCGCTGAAACGTTAGCACCTGCCGTAGCCGCCGCTGTAGCTGGGCCAACAGTTCCAGCGGCTATACCAGTTGCGCTTCCTGTCAGCCCGCCCAGGAATTGACCTGCACTAGTAGCTATACCGCCAGCTATACCGCCCAAAGAAACACCGCCAGCAGCCGCTGTACCTCCAGCAGCCACTGTTGTGCCGGTTCCTGCCGCTATCGCTGTTTGAGCCGCAGCAGCGCTACCACCGCCCGCCAGACTCGACAGAACAGACGCGGCACTTGTTGCCAGCCCGGATATCGACGTTCCGACAGATGAAATTATGCCGCTAAACATCGAGCTAATCGATGTGCCGACTCCGTTGAATGTGCCGGTTATTAATTGGGCTATATTGGAAGCCGCCCAATCTGCGATCATTTTCAGAATCATATTCTTAAAAGTCTCGCCGAGATCATCAAAAGCGTCGCGTCCGTTCTCGAACAAGTTCACAAAAAAACCAGAGATATTCTCTTTCATTTGCTCGTATGCTTTCTCTGCCTCTTCAGCTACTCTTTCAGCCTCTTTTTCGATGGCCTTCTGAGATGCGTCGTGCTGCCTCTCTAGCTCTTTCGCAGCCTCAGACGCCGCGTCTAGCGCATCTTTTTCAGCATGAAGTTGAGTAGTTGCCGCGATTATCTGCTCGCCAAGTTCCGACGTAGCATCGACTCCTGCCCTTTGAAGATTGTTTCGAATAGCGATTTCAAGATTACTCATATAGAGAGCTTCGGTTTCGTTGCTGATTTCGCCGAGCAGCTCTTCCGTATTAACTCGTGCGGCTTCTGTCTGTGCCGCCAGCTCATTCGCTGCGACTGCTGACTCGTCTATTTCTGTCGCGTAGTCAGAAAGAGATCGTCCTGCATCTTGATAGTTGCTATCTGCTGAGATTACTTCGGCGTTCATCACGTCGAGCCTTTCATTCAGCTCTGTTACTCGTTCTCTGCTCGCCTCAATGGAATCTGCATAGATATTAGTTGTCGTACTCCCTTCTTCCAGACCAGCGAGAGTCTCGTCGAATGTTTCATTAAAAACCTCGAAAGCATTCGTCGGGTTCTTCACTGCTGCCGAGACTGCGGTCATGGTGGCGACTGCGACGTTCTGCATATAAGTGAACATCCCAGACAATTTACTGAGAGCACCACCCACTGCTTCTAAAAGGAATATATTCAGATTATTAAAGCCGATCTGGATATTTATCGCCGATCTTTCTGCTGCGCCCTTTATTTTATCGAAGTTCATTATTATCGCCGTACCTGCGACAGCTATAGCAGACGCAACAAACCCGATCGGATTTCTACTGATCGCTGTATTCATAGCGAGAACTGCTGTTTTTACCGCTGTGATTCCTGTCTTTGCGTTTTTAAGACCAGCCAATATCCCAGATGCTTGAGACCCAATCGTAAATGCAGCGAATCCAGCAAGCGCGGCCGCGAGACCAGTGCCGAGTAGATCGATATTATTTGTGATTCCCACTACTATCGCGCTGGCCGTAGTTATCGCCCCGGCGAATAGATTGATACCGCCAACGTCGCCGATCTTTCGGAATAGCGCCGAGACGTTATCGGATAGATTCGAGAGCAGCCCCGGGAGCGCCTTCATCTGATCTTCCATTGCTGATCCGAATTGAGTTTCGCCAATTTCAAGCAAATATTCCTGTATTTCTGCGGATGAATTACCTATCGTTCTCGTAAGCCCCTGAAACGTCAGAGACACTTGATCGCCTTGTTTTGACGCTTTGATGCCGAACTCTTTTAGACGCTCAAATTCGCCCGTAGAGGCGTCAGCGACCGCTTCGATCATTTGCATCATGTCTTTGCCCATTGCAGCTGACGTGTTGCCATACGACCTCAGAGCACGTTCTGACGGGTCTAATCCCAGTGCTTTAAGCTTAATAAATCCCTCGACCGACTGATCAAGAGTGAATGGAGTTTGAGAGGCAAATCTTTCGAGTTCTGAAAACGCGAAAGCCGCATCTTCGGTGCTCCCTGTCATTGTTACCAGCGAGCCTTTAAGTCTCTCCGACGCTGTAACCGTCCGAGCAAAATTGCTCACCAGCGCGCCGACGCCGAGCGCAGCCATAGCACCACCCAACAGCTTGAACGCCGAAGTAGTGCTCCTCGCACTTTTCGCCATATCGTCGTTGGCGGCATTGACCTTCCTGCCCGTCGCTTTCCCAGTAGTGCCGAGCTGCTTTATATCTTGATTAGCCGCCTTGACTTGCCGGGTATCGACTTTGATCTGTATCGTTGCTAAATCCATGCTTGTCCTTTGGTACGATGCCTCGAAGAACCGACTTCATGCCTTCGGCGATGTCTTTGTTTTCTTCTTCGGTACGGTAGGGCGATTTAACGTCCTGGTTATCGTATTTTAGCACGCTGCTGGCGTAGAGAGCAGATAGTCGCTTTATTGTTTCAGCTTCCCATCCGGTGAGATGCAAATGCGTTCTCGCCACAAAAGAATCGATCTCTTGCCAAGTCAGGCCATGAACCCCGCTGCCGCTATTTAATGCGACTCCAATTCTGCTGAGTATTTCTATGATATAGCCGAACGGCTCCACATCTGGGAACCGTCCGGCTATTTCGTTACTGTCGATCATTTCGATGCGTGATCGTTCTTTGTCTTTAGCCCGGGTCGAGAGCCAAGCCCACTGCTGGACGTATTTGCCCAGCAGCCCCGTTATTTCAAAAAATAACTAGCTCGATCTCCTGCCGATTCCATTAACTGCTCGGCTATCCAGTTGCGTTTCTCATAGAGCATATTCGCGTTCTCTTTGTTGCACTTTAGTGCCGCGCCGTCGAACTCGATATTCTTGCTCCACTTGATAGTGCTTTCAGCTAATATCTCATAGAGAGCTGCTTCGAGAGCGGCATTCGGAATCTTTCGATCCTTGTAGCGATTGGCGTTCCGGGTATTAACTCGCTTTGCGGCATTCTGCCACGTCTGCGAATCTTTGCCGAGAACTGTAATCACTAAATGCTCGCCCTCATCGTCTACTAGATATTCACCACTGGCCGGATGCTGGAGTCTTACTTCGACCCCCTCTTCCGCTGCTGCCTGTAAGTCAATGCTTGCTAAATCCATAATTCACGCCCCGAATGTGTGTTTTACTATGCCGCCACGTTTACTGGTGCATTTGTCAGTTCTACCACAATATTATCTGACTTGATGCTGTCCACGCCGCCGGCGTTTACTTGATAGCTCATTACCAGACCAGTGAAATAATCGTCCTCACCGTCTGGATATGTGATTCTTACAGAAACCTCTGTATCAGTCGCAGCAGCCGCTTTCGCAGCGATTTGACCAGCATCCGCAGCGTCGGCAGCGAATGAGAGAGTGAGAGTTCCGTCGTTAATAGAACCTTTTCGCTTGACCACTCTGCGCTCACCGAGAGGCGAGTGAGTGATTAAGTTATAAACCGAGCCGAATGCTGGAATCTCAGTAATCTCGCCAACTGTAGCGAATGTGAGAGCCTCGAATCCTGATTGATCGTATGTGGCGGGAAGTCCTGACACGATTGCCAGAGTAGTTCCTGCCGAAGTTTGAATAGCCATTTTAAATCCTCTTTATTTGCTTGCTGCTTTGATATTTTTAGCCAGCAAACGGTTAAAATTCTGCAAATTCTTCCGAACCATCCCTCCTGGAGCTTGCTTTGACCAGCCATACTCCAGACGTTCAATATACGGAACATTATTTGTTAAATAATAAAGATCACCGACCGCCACGCTTGCCTTTTGGTTGACACTTAAAATTGCTTTGGCTTCGCCAGTTCTCTTGCTTTCCACGGAAACCTCCCCAGTCGCCCCGCGACCGATGGATGCTTGCCAGTTGCCTCTAGCACGTCCGGTTTTTGCCGGAGTGTCTTTAATTATTGCCGTGCTTAATTCAAGAATAGTCGCCCGAATTCCCTGGTCGAAAGTTCGGTCGATTTTAGACTCTATTTTTTTCCAGTCAGATTCCCAAGTCATACTATTGCCCGCCACTCGATAGTCACCGGGACTGAGTACCAGCCTTCCCCGGTTATACCCTGCGAGACTCTTGCGCTGGTGATTTTAACTTTAACGCCGTTAAAAGTATATTCAGCGCCACGCGGAAAGTGCAGTATAAGTAATCGCGCCTGTTCCTGCGCTGTGAATCTTCTATTGCTTCGTGAGTCATTTACCGTTATCTGGTACAAGCCTTCATAATCATCGGCGCTTGAATGGCCGAGTCCGAGCTGATCTTTGATGTTCGGAATGAAAGTCTCTAGCAGATACAGTACCCCAGCAACTGCAGTATATTCCGCGTTCTCATAAGCGATAGGCGGCTCTCCATCTGTCTGGAATTCTGCCAAACGTACCGAGAGAGCTGTATTAATATCCTTCTCTGCTGCGCTCATATTCTAATCTGGCATATATACATGACGTTAGTTCCTGCCGGGTTGATTGGGGAGACTTGCATTACGCGCCAAGTCTTACCATTTACGCCGACTTTCCAGTTCGCTTTCGGCTCAGACGACACATTACTGGCGAGCAACTTCAAATCAGACGCGAGAACGCTCTGTCCGTCGATCTCGGCGTTCTTATATTTCGATGCGACTCCATATCCACTGACAGTAGACTCGCTCGCTGGCGTCGTTATAACGCCTGTCGCTGGATTAATGACTTCGCCAGTTTCATAAGTAAACGTAATTGCCTGACCGTTATCCAGGAGCAATCGCGTCGCAGTTCCTTCGAGAGCTGTGTAATTAACGCCCATATCAGCCCCTAACGGTTCGGATATTGTTGCCGCCAGTGCTAGATGTGACCAGCTTACGCATTGCGTTGCCGATGCTGCGAATAACTGTCGAGAATGATGCGTTGTCCATATACTCGACTTCGAGTACGTCGACCTTCTCGCGCTTCACCGCTCGATCTACTGTTGAGAGCGGATCGTTGCCTGCCATGATAGAGATGGCGATTGTAATCTGCGCGTCTTTTACCAATTCTGGAATCTGGCTTGAATTCGTGAGATAGCCGTCTATAAATAGATCAGAACGCGGAAACTGGAGCGACTGAGTCTCGATGAACTTAATTCCACGAAACGGCTGCTGCTCGAAGTAGTCCATCGCCAGTATAAGCAATTCCGATTCATCACCGTAAGTGCCAGAGATCGTGATGTTGCGATCCGCGCAATACTGAGTGAACTCGGCAGTAGTGACGTAGCTGTTCGCGTTAGCGACTATTGAGCCGTCTTCGACGATGATGGTAGCCATTTAGCTCTCCGCTTTAGCCTTGCGAGTCTTTTTCGGCGCTGCCTTCGGCTTGGCCGCTGGCTTTTCACCGAATAGCTTCATTGTCTTTGAATCGAAATCGGATTCGTTAATAATAACCTTTTGACCATCCCGGTCGATTTGTACTGTTGGGATTGCTGCCATATTATGCTCCGTTCCTAAGCGTTGAAACTACCTGCCTACGCAGCCAAGTAGCCCGCCCTGTCGTCTCTGGTTTGTCTAATAATTCTTTATCTACCCATTCAGACCATTTAATCCCAGCCTTTCTGGATAGTTCGTCTATCACGTCCCAGAAACACTGCTCTAACCTGATTGAGCTACCATTGTTTACGTTGTAAAAGCGTGTCTTATACATGGTTCTTCTTCCCCCGATAACCGTTAATAATGCGGAGCGCCCGAAGACGCCCCGCGATCACTTTTAGCCTAGCAAGATGCCGATATGCTCTGGCTTGATGGCTGCGACGCCCCAAGCGAGTGCCACTTCGAAATGAACCTGCCTGTACTCTTTGTACATAGATACCTCGAAAGTGATACCGGAACGCGGATCAGTCATAAGCATTACGTCTTCAGCAAGATCGCCCTCAACTGGACGAGCCGGAGCGCGAGTTACAAGAACAATCGCGTCGCGGTTGAACGCCATGTTCGCAGCATAGCCGTCGCCGACTGTTACTGCTACATCACCAGCCACTCCTGCTTTCAAGCCGGGAGCTGCGATAGTGACGTCGCCAGCAGCTAGTGCAGAAGCTACAACATACTTGTTGCTGTCACCGGCGAAAGTGATTGTATCACCCGCAAGGATAGTGCCTGTGCCAGTCTTGAGACTGATAACAGTATCGCCCTCTGCTGCGACACCGTCAGTCACGTAGCTCGCGCCAGTGCCTTTAGTGTGCGCGTTGATCTGTGCAGATTCGCGGATGTCCATGCCAGCAGTCGAAAGCATAACGCCTTGACGCAGCATTGAATCGTTGCCTTGTACATCTGTTCTGCTTTGCAGACCAAGCATAGAAGCGCCAGCAGCGGAGCTTACAATTAGCTGATTACTGGTTAATGGCGAACCATTATCTTTCAGTAGCTTGAGAGCGAAAGACGCATCGCTGAAATCGCCAGCAGTGCCGAAAGGCGTAGTGCCGGGAGTTCCATATGCGTTAGACGCAGACGAATACAAAGCTGTAAGATCGGATTCAACTTCATTGGTCAGAGTACGCATCGCCTGGGCGAATTGATTTTGAAGAATGCTATTGTATCCAGGTCCAGTATTAAGACCACGCTGCTCTTCGCCATTGTAGCGAATAGCCACACCGCGAGACTTTGAAATGCTTAAAGTCTTATTGGTGATAACTTGATCGCCAGTGTCGGGAGCTTTCTGAGCTGGAGTGATATCAGCAGCGGATGAGCTAGGAGCTACCGCGCTGCGGATTGTTTGACCTTTAGCCGCACGCTCTGCATTCGCGTCGAGTGTTACCGCAGGGATCATACCGACCAGTTCACGCGAAACGGTATCAAGCGCCTCGTATAGATCGGGAGTAAGATTTGTTAGTGTGTTAGCCATGATTTATTTACCTGTTTAGTCTGAAATGATTCCGCCGTCTTTAACGAACTGCATCTTTTTGGATGCCGCCATCTTATCAAAGTCGGCTCGATTAAGTGATTTCGTGGCCCCGCCACTTGTGGAACTCGTCGCGCCACCCCCGGTAGCCGATGAGCCGTCAACCAAAAACGGATATTCCTTCGAGAGATGATCCATTAGAGCTGACGGGTCTACTTCCATCCCGCCCACTAAAAATTGAACCTTCTCACCGTCGTGCCGAGCATACTTACTTGCATAATCGGCCAATACTTCCGCTCGTTTGGCGTCCGACTTCGCTAATTGCGAGCCGATACCGCGAGCGGCGATATTAATGTCTTTCTGTTGTATCTTTGTCGTGAACTCTTGCAGCTCTGCGTCTTTCTCCGCCAGCTTCGTCTGAGCTTGTTCCCAGAGATTTTTGAATTCGCCCTTTTCTTGAGCGGTGTCCATTTCTTGCTGCTGTTTCTGCGACTCCAATTCTTTAGCACGTCGCTTTGCGTCTTTCGCTTCGTCCATTAACTGCTGAACTTTAGTTTTGAGTCCGCTGGTATCCTCTGGTTCTGGGATTCCTTCGATTCTCAAGATATATCGATCACCGTCCTGCTCATAAAGAGATTGAACTGATTCGTCGAGATCGGTGAGATCGTCGACTGCGTATTGTAAGCCCATACTGTACCCCCGGTACATTTTTTATGCTGCCCCGCAGCGTTGCGTGAATTATAGCACTATTCGCCAAATGTGAACATATTTGCTAAATATTAGCGAATCTCGCTACTCGTTGCTTATTGCGCGGCATCGAGAACGCTAAGCTGCTCTAGTGATACCGGGTTATAGTTCTGATCGACGAACTGGTCGAGCTTTATCTTTCCAGAGCGGAATAACTTGCCCCGCTCTCTGCCGAGCATCTGATCTTGAAACCCTGGCAACTGATCTTTGAGCCATCCGCTATATGTTCGCTTCGCTGATACTGGCCCATCCATACTGGCCCGGGTTCCTTCGAGTCCACCCTCTTGGAATCTGTCCTGCAATACCGGAACACGCAGAGATCGGCAGTTCCAATGACGCGGAGTGAATGGCGGCTCGTCGAATCCGAGTATCTTGCCATCGAGAATAGCGCAGCCGATTGTCGTGCGACCATCGAGAACCGAGACGTACTCTTCGCCCTTCAGAATATCGTCATTCGCCCGGTTTACTGCCGAGCGAGCTTCCGATGAGATGTGATTGACGCTAGTGCGAACCAACGCTTCGGCTTGGCGTTTGTTTCGATTGGTAACACTAACAATATCTCTCGTCAAAGATTGAACGGTCGAGCCTTCGACTACTCCAGCTTGGATAACCCGACGTATCTCCCCGGCTTTATCTCTGGCGAATTGTCTTGCCGCTTGGTCAAGTGTTAGATTCTGCACTGTGCTGCCCGCTTTACCGCTGACGGCAAGCTGCATCGGTCTCTGAGTAACCAGCGCTCTAAGTTGTTCAGACGCTGGAAGTGTTACTGCCGCCGTCGAAGCTGCGTTCATTGTTCTAACCGCGAAGTCTGCTTCATACTCCGCAAAATCCATCGTCTTGGCTGTTAGCTCTGCACTGAGCTTCGCTAGTCCTTCCTGCTGCAGCTGAACGATTCGATTTAGCTTGCGATTGAGCGATCGGCTTTCTGCTAGGCTCTTCACGGTCTTGAGCTGGCGAAGAATCTCAGCTTGGGCATCATCGAGATACTTAACCAAATCCTTCACCTGCCCGCCCGCGTAGCGCTGGACGTATATCTGGTGCTTTATTCCAGCATCCAGCAGAAAGTCGTTTGCGCTCATTAGATGGGCGACTCTTGAGTGATATCGGAAAGAATGTCTTCAGCTGTGCCCTCGGATTGAATCCATCCGGCATCCATTAGACGCCGAACGATATCGATCTTCGGCATCACGCCAGCGTCATTGCCCTGAATCATTGCCATAATCTCTGTGGCAGCGATACTGTCCTGCCAGAAATCATCATTCAGAGAAAACACTATCTCGGCATCTGTAGCAGATATA